AGTCCAAAATGGTTGCTCTACTATAGGGGGTATCGTTCGCCAGTTATACTGGCGGGTTTCCTAGAAGGGGGGCAACAGCCTCTGGCGGTAGCCCCTCAACACCACTAAGGGCACCACCAGATGCCAGTAGCATTGCTAGAAGTTCAGGAGGGATAGACTCTCCCATAGGGATCCCAGGTCCGCTAGTTGGTGGAGGAGTCATCAACATCTCCAAGATGGCGGGATCCAAAGGAACCCCGCCAGGACCACTAGGCATAGGTCCGCCCATCGGCATAGGTGGTGCGCCCATCGGTGCGCCACCCATCATCTCGGGTGGCATACCACCCATCATTTCTGGGGGCATACCTTCTGGGGGCATCTCCCCTTCGGGGGGAATGCCCTCGGGTGCGGGCGGAGGAGCCAAGATAAATGCCTCGGGGTTCTTGACGTTGAAACCGTTCTGAAGAACGTGTGCTGCTAGTTTGTTCATGTCCACCACTCCAGCGGACACAAACGGCATCATGGCAGCCACTAGTTCAGCAGCCTGGGCACGACGGGCAGACTCGTTGTTCGGCATGGTCGAACCACCCACAACCTCGAAGTCAAACTCGCCAGCAATATAGTCACGGTCATACTTGACCCAGATTGGTTCACCGTCACGACCCAGGATTCTTGCGACCTGGATGCCAGTAAGGAACTGCTGGCTAAGAGCCAGTAGTTTGCGTCCAATGGTGGCGATACCGTTTTCAACGGTCGCCAACTTGTCTGCGGTACGGGCGTTTGCTGCATCCTGGAGCAATCCGACTTCCGTTGCCGTACGCCGAATTTCGGATACAGAACCACGCATGAACTCCGCAACACCACTAATAGTGTTGATGTCCGCTTCGATCATTGCCGACTGATTGTAGAACTCAGGTGGGTTCATCAACGCAGGGAACGGCTGGACAACATCTGCTAGCGGGGCATCCCCAATAACAGGAACCATGATGTTGTCCTCGTCGGACTCCATCGCAGCCCGACCATTAGCGTCGATACTAGTTTCCCTAAATAGATACTTGCGGGCGTACTTCTTACGATGGTTCATCATCTGAGTACGAGTAGCGTTCAATTCCCGCTGCAAAGGTTCGATTGCCTCAACGTCACCAATCGGGTAGAACTGGTCAGGGACATCGTAGTTCCTGAGCATCACGAACGGGTGCCCGAAGGCATACGGCATTTGGCGGGGCTTGATCAGGAAGGATTCTCCACCCTCAGCAAACACGCAGACCGTATTATTTCTTAGATCGTAGAATTCAAAGATGTCAGCATAGCCTTCATCTTTGTCGTTGATCTTGCGGTGCTGGGGTTCATCCACGCTATAGCGAGAGTAGGAAACCGCCTGGACTTCCTCACGGGCGGTACGATTGTAACGGCGATCCGTGCGGACGTCGCTAATAGGGCGACGGGTACGGTGAGCAATCCACTTAATGTCATCCATGCTGGTGCCATCAGGGTCAACGAACACATCGAACGGACTGAGACGCTCCACGAATGGAGCGTCCTCTAGCACATTAAAGTTAGTTGTACTATAGTTTTCTTCTAGGTTGGGATCGTTGACATCTTCGTCGTCACCGATACGCTCCTCCTCAACGTATCGGTAACCGACCTTCATCCAACCATGACCAATAATAAGTAGGTCCTTGACGGCACGACGGAACTGGGTTTTAATTTCCCGATGTCGCCACCAGTAGTTCACCACTGCTTCCGCAATCACAGCATTCGGGGCGTTCTCTGGGTTCACCGCCGCAACAGTGATTTTCGGATAGTTGACCGAAATGCTAGGGGCGATGACGTTAACTGTGGAGAAAATCATGTTGACAAGGATGCGATCCTCGTCCGTGAAATACTCGTAATGTCTACCCCGATACATGTCAACCAGGCGCTTCCAGGTTTCATCATATGATTCCTCTTTGCGCCAACGACGAGATGCCGTAATCTTCTTACGGTATCTCGCCAGCAGTTCACTATTGGACGTTCGTGCCATCTAAGGGATCCTAACTATTAGTCTCGGTTTGCAGCCTTGGCTGCAATATACACTTCTGCGGCACGGTAAGCAAAGTTAAGCAATGCTCCGACACCAGCCCAAATAGCGGAATCGCTAATTTCCAAGTCGCCTGTGGCTGAGCCAGCGGCAACACCAACAAAAGCAAAAATAAACGTGGCTACTGCACGTCGGATCGAATCACCGTACTTCATGTTTAACTCTCTTTCTAGCAGCCTTGGGCTGCGCTATGGGTGTGTGGTTGTGCCAACTAATGTGATCGTGTAAACGATCATCCAGTTTAATGACACGCTCCTCAATCCTAGTCAGGATAGACGAGTTCTCGTGGTGTTGCTTGCTATTGTTCTTATCCAAGCGGTGCAGTCCCCACATCATCGGTCCTCCGATAATTGCAACTACAATGGGAACCCACCAATACATGCTAGATCACACCCATCGACTTCCGACAGGCTCAGGGTTATAGCCATTAATCTTGGCGTCGCTAATGGTTTTCTCCTGGCGTTCCTTAATGGTGGGACCATGGAAGTTTTCCTTGCCATGGGCGAATCCTAGACGGATAGTACGGACATGGCATCTAAAACAAACTGAACCACGACGGTTCAACTGTTCAGCCTGGAACGAATCCCCGCAGTTATCGCACATAAAAGTACCCATACTATAGATAAACCGTTCGCTAGCGACCAACATCCGCACCATGTCGGACATTGTATGCGCCAATCGGCTGAGAACTGGGGGTAGTATCGCCCACAAGGAACTGTTCCCACCATGCCAAAGAGTTCCTAGGGATATTCTCGCCCACATAATACTCTGGCAAATATACATACTTTAGCATCTGGTTGGCGATAGCCAATGATATCACACGGTCGTCATGCGGGCTACCAGACATCTTGCCGTTTTCTTTACGGACAAACGTCCGTAGTTCACCAATAGTAAACTCACAGCAGATGTCAATATCCTCATTACGAATAGCAGCAGCCAACTCGTCAATCATCAAAGGCTTAGAGGAAGCGCTAGTGCGCCAACCCAAAATACTAGTCGGCGCAGGGCGGGCATGAGCCAGCCTGCGCTGACGGTAGATATTCCTATAGCCAGTTCTCTGCAAAGCCTTGAGGGTTGTTAGACCGTGGTTGTTGTTCTCAACGCCAACCAACGCCATGTTGTACATCATCCCAATCTCGGCTAGCATTTCCCCAAACAGGTCTGGGTCTATTCGTCCGTGCCAATGAGCCGCAACAAGCCCCGTATTAGCGTTGATAATATGAGCCGAACTATAGTCTCCATGCGACAAACCTTCTGCAACGTCAGCACCAACAACATAATGAGCAGTGCTGTCTGGCTCCTCCCATATTTTAAAAGGACCATCCCCAGGGATAAACCTGGCGTTCTCTCCAGTAGTTACCGTTCCAACCTTGGGCGAACTAGGGATAATTGAGTTGATAATCTCAATATCAAAAACAGGGTTACCCGACTTGATGAACGCTTCCTCTGGGGAGCGTGGATATTCCTGATGTAACTGCCATTCAGGTAGAGAACGGCGCTTGACTTCATACCAGTCCTCGTTACGATCACCAGCATCCCAAGCCCAGAACACACCCTTGAACTGGTTGGTTCCAGTCTGGGAACCAACCCACAGTTTATGAAAGAAGTTGCCTGAACCATTGGCAGTACTCAGGCAGATAACTCGTCCACCAACGTCAGCAATAGGTTCGATAGATGCCCACGCCTCATCAGGATTACTAAGGAACGCCATCTCGTCCACGACCACTAGGTATACGGATTCACCACGAGCAGGGTCATTGCTAGAGGGCAATGACTCAATAGCGGACTCGTTGTCGAATACCATCTTCAACTGGTGGTCCGTCAGCAGTCGGGGTCCACGGACCTTCATCCACTCAGGCAACCAGCGGTACCCGTACTTGGACTTCTGGAGTAGTTTCATTGCCTCACGTTCCGTACGGCTTAGCATGACCACGAACCTATCGGATTCATAGTATGTTAGCCAGAAACAATACGCAGCAGCGAGAGTGGAGAAACCAATCTGGCGTGCCTTCAGGACTACACTATAGCGGTTAGCCAGCCAGGAACGCACAGTCTCACGCTGTGCTTCACGCAACTCGAACTTGATACGACCACGCTCAGGGTGTTTAATGTACCAGTAGTTCGAACAGAAATGCACGAACGCATCCAACTGCTCATCGACAGTAGCATTCTTCTTGGCTTTGCAGGCTCGCCATTCACGTTCCTGCACCAGTTCATTAATGTCCATTTACCTGCGCCTAATGTACCTAGGGTTTTTGTCCACCCAGAAGGGTGGCATCTTGATCTCAGAATTCAATGTGGCACCCGCATTACGCCAGATAGCAGTCTCGGTGCTTCCAGCACCGTTCGACACGCCAGAACGAAACCTAGTGGCAAATGCGAGGACATTAGAGCCACCAGCCGTAGCGTCATCGGCAGTTCTAGATAGCAACTTAGTGCTAACAGCAACCGAAGTTCCAGCGCCTACGCCGATAGCAGAACGGACACTAGTGATTAATAATATACTAGACGAACCACTAGTGCTAGTTCCACTAGCAGTCCTAGTTCTAGATACTAGATGAACGCTAGACTGCGTTCCGCTACCAAACGCCGAAGCCGTCCTAGTTAGGACTAGTGTATCTAGTGCGGTGCTAGATCCCGTACCGCTACCACTAGCGGATACAATCTTGGAGCGCACCCATAGTGCTGAACCAGACCCTAGACCACTACCAGTCGCAGTTCGGTCTACCGAATCAGGAGTACCCTCATAGTCGTAGGATACGGAATCGTAGTCTACTATCGCATCATAGTCGATAGCCATATCAAAGATTACTCTACTGGTTCATCAAATACTGGTGGTTGAAAACCGTTCACTTCGTCCCATGTCCATCCAATGCC